ACTCCGCCAGCATATCAATCGCCTTTGTCATGTCCACATGATCGCCGAATGCGCTTGTAGCCGGATTATGGAGCATCATCATCGCGGTCGGAGCCATCAGCACCTTCGTTCCGGCCATTGCCACAACGGATGCCGCCGATGCCGCAATACCGTCAATTTTTACGGTCACATCGCCTTTGTAGTCCATGAGCATCGCGTAGATTTGACTTGCCGCCACACAGTCTCCTCCCGGAGAGTTGATCCAAATCGTAATAGGACCTTCTCCTGCTAAAAGTTCACTCTTGAACATCGCGGGCGTAATGTCATCATCAAACCAGCTCTCCTCGGCAATGGTGCCGTAAAGCTCCAGGACGCGTTCCTTACTGCCTTCTTCGTTTGTCGGATTTGTCCATTTCCAGAACCTTTTCACTTTCCTGTTCCTCCTTTCCGTTTTCGCTTATATTTGCAAACGCTCCTGCATTTGAAAGAGGGAGCATGTTGCCGTTGATTAGATAAAGATCGCCGCCCTCTTCTTTTGGGATGCGGTCCATGTTTTCCAGTTCGCGGATATCGTTTGCGCTCATCCAGCCGTTTTGTCTGGCGATTGAGTATCCGTTCATACGGCTGACATAGTCACCGCGGAGCAAGCCCTCCACGTTGAACTTCACAAAAAAACCCTTCTTCTCATTCGGAGAAAGAAGGGTTCTGTAAATGGACTGTTCCCAGCGCGTTACCCAGGGGTCAAGCGTATATTTCACAAACTCCAGCGACTGCTGCTCGATATTGGAAAAGCTCGATTTCTCAAGGTCTCCCACCATGTGGGGCGGAACTCTGAAAATACGGGCGATTTCATCGATCTGAAACTTCCTCGTTTCTAAGAATTGCGCCTGCTCCGGGGAGATGGAAATCGGCGTATACTTCATGCCTTCTTCAAGGACGGCCACCTTATTGGCATTTCCGGAACCTCCAAAAGCCGCGTTCCATGAATTTCTGACTCGCTCCGGATCTTTTACCACGCCGGGGTGTTCAAGGATTCCTCCGGGTGTCGCGCCGTTTGCGAAGAACTTAGAGCCGTATTCTTCCGTGGCTATTGCAAGTCCGATGGCATTTTTCGCCATTGCTATCGGGGAGTAACCGACAAGACCGTCAAATCCGAGTCCCGGAATATGCAGCACATCGGACGGTTTCAGTTTTACCGTTGTTCCCTTTATAGTCGGCGCATCTTCAGTCTGTCTTGTGTACTCGTAGTAAAGAGAACCTGCACTGTCACGGTTTACGCTCATCTTGTTCGGCATAAGCGGGTACAAGGCAATGACCTCACCGTGACCGTTACGGATAATCTGCGCATAGGCATTTCCCCACAAAAGCAGGTGTGTCATCAGCGTTTCCCTGAATACGAATGAACTCATTTCTGGATTCGGCTCATCGTGCAGGAGACAGTAAAGCGGATGATCTGTTGCTTTTTCCTTTCCGCCGTCCTCACGGTATCTGTAGAGATGAAGCGGAAGTCCGGCTATGGCTTCGGACAGAATCCTCACGCAGGCATAGACCGCCGTCATCTGCATTGCCGTTCTCTCATTTACCGCCTTGCCGGAAGATGTCCCGCCGAGGTAAAAGGCATAGCTCGAACCGGTGGTTCTGTTTTCAGGCTTATCCCTGGACTTAAAAAGTCCGCTTAAAATTCCCATAGGCTTTCATTCCTTTCATGATTTGAGTATTAAAAAAGCACCTCCGTAGAGATGCTTTTTAGGATGAAATCATTTATTTCTTATTTGCAGTAGACTTCTATTGCCGCGGCTGCAAATTCCGCTGTACCTTCTCCCGCGGCATCATTGATATTCCTTGTAAATTCTCCTCCACCGCCATATGCCTTTCCCAGTTCTGCAAGAATTTTATTATCGCATGTATAAAAATTGCTTGTGATAAAGTCCTGCAGTTTTCTAACCTGTGATTGAGCTTTCTCGGATTCCGGCTTCTGATCCTTTATTGTTCCAAACTCAATGAAAAGATCTATTAATTTACCGAATAATTTCTGTTCTTCATCCTTTGTGCGAGTTTTGCTTTTTTCATCAAATTCCTTGTATTCCTTTGTGTTTCCCCAGTATGCTTTCGCCTGTGCTGCATACTCATCAATTTTCTTCGTGTCAAACGATTTAAAGTCCATAGTTCTTATTCCTTTCAGTTTTATTCCACGAGCGAGGATGATTAAATTTTCGATATGCTCCTTTTTCAGTGTCAGAAGTTCAATTTGCTGTTCAAGCGCTTTGGATTTATCGAAGTCAGGATTATTGATAATTTTTTTAATATCCTTCAACGGAAATTCCAACTCTCGAAACAACAAAATCTGCTGCATCCGCTCTAAATCTGTATCGTCATACAGACGGTAGCCTGATTCTGTATATTCTGACGGATGAAAAAGACCTATTTTGTCGTAGTATTGCAGAGTGCGTATACTCACTCCCACTAATTCGCTCACTTCATGTATCGTTCTCATATGAGTTACCTCCTCGTGTAACATCAATATAAACTATGACGTAGCGTAGTAGTCAATACTTTTTTGAAAATTATAAAATCAGAAGTCCCCGGCTGTCATACACTGAAGCGCTTGTATCGTTTCCACACCTTATGGCTCTGTCAAGCGCCATGATGGTGGCAATTGCTCCGTCAATCTTCTCGGTCGATTTTTCCTTGTCCGCTTTTATGTTCCCGGCAGGATCGGTTCTCACATAGATGTTGTCCATCATCCACCGAAGAACCGGATGTCCGCCATGCGCTATTCTTTCTTCCAGCGTAAGCTTCATCAGTTCTTTTGTCGGAGGGGACATATCCTTAAAGCCCTGTCCGAAAGGCACGACAGTAAACCCCATGCCCTCCAGGTTTTGCACCATCTGCACCGCGCCCCAGCGGTCAAAGGCAATCTCACGGATGTTGAAGCGGTTTCCGAGTTCCTCGATGAATTTTTCAATATAGCCGTAGTGAATGACATTTCCCTCCGTTGTCTGGATAAAGCCCTGCTTTTTCCAAAGGTCATACATGACGTGGTCGCGCTTTACCCGAAGCTCCAGTGTATCCTCCGGCACCCAGAAATAGGGAAGAACAGTATATTTATCTTCCTCATCCAGCGGCGGAAACACCAAAACAAAAGCCGTGATATCCGTTGTACTTGAAAGGTCAAGCCCACCGTAGCAGACTCTGCCTTCCAAAGCATCCTCATTTGCGGCAAACGCGCATGCGTCCCACTTATCCATTGGCATCCATCTGACTGACTGCTTCACCCATTGATTGAGTCTTAACTGCCGGAAGGCATTTTCTTCAGCCGGATTCTGCTTTGCCTGTTCGCAGGCGGTTTCCACCTTGTCGATTCCAACCGTGATGCCAAGTGACGGGTTCGCTTTTTTCCACACTTTCGGATCAGTCCAGTCCTCATCGTCATCCGCTCCGAATATAACGGGATAAAATGTGGCATCCTGCTTTCTGCCTTCTAAAATATCCTTTGCTTTCTGATGCTGTTCATAGCAGATGGAGTTCACATCGTTTCCGGCTGTGGTAATCAGAAAATACAGCGGCTGCATTCTCGCATCGCCTGAGCCTTTCGTCATAACATCAAACAGCTTTCTGTTTGGCTGCGTATGAAGCTCATCAAAGATTACGCCGTGAATGTTGAAGCCGTGCTTGTTTGCCACATCAGCAGAAAGAGCCTTATATTTGCTTCCCGTGGGCAGATATTCCATTTCCTTTTGTGATGGCCGTATACTCATCTTTTTCTCAAGAGCAGGGCAGCGTTTGACCATCTGAAGAGCAACATCAAATACAATCTGCGCCTGGTTACGGTCAGCGGCGCATCCATACACTTCAGCTCCCGGTTCAAAATCAGCACAGAGCAGGCAAAACACAACGGCGGCCACCACGTCTCGTT